CAATGCCACCATAGACTTGCATTTGATGAACGTGATATGCCGAAGTTCCAAGTCTTCACCACATGCAAACACTTTATCAGGACGGTTCCTAACTTGGTCTACGATGAGACAAATGTAGAGGATGTAGACACAGATGGAGAGGATCATATCTATGACGAGTGGCGGTATGTCTGCATGAGGAACCCGATCCCTGCACCTATACGGATGCCAGAGAAAGACAAGACATACGATCCGCTTGATCCGCTGGATAACTACTACCGCCAGACAGACAATAGCCGATATGAATTCTACGCGCATTACTAGGAGGATACTATGCCACCAATCAACAGACGATACTATGGGCAGAGACTGCCAGATCAGGGAGATGTCCCGGAGGCATCCCAACAGCAGGAGTCGATGCTCCCACAAGGATCACCACTACCAGACGAGAACCAGCATCTCAACGAGAACACACAGACCACGATCCCTTTTGCACCACAGCAGACGCCAGACGTTGGAGTGGGGACCGTCATCACCGCAGAGCGACCACAGCCAAGAGCGCAGAGCGTGATAGGCGTAGACCAGATACACGAGGCCCAGGAAGTGCTGCTCAAGTATAAACAGGGCAAGGCACATCTGGAACACAGAATAGTTGATGATGAGCTGTGGTGGGAACTGAGACACTGGGAGTCTATCAGGAGAGGGAGAAGCCGTGAGGATAAGATCAAGAAGTGGAACAGACCGAAGCCTACATCAGCCTGGCTATTTAACAGCATTGTTAACAAACATGCGGATGCGATGGACAACTACCCGGAACCACTGGTCCTGCCGCGCGAGAGGGGAGATGAGGAATCTGCCAAGGTTCTGTCATCGGTTCTTCCGGTAATCATGGAGCAGAATGACTTCGAGGATTGTTACCGCCTTGGCTGGTGGGAGAAACTGAAGCATGGGACAGCATGCTATGGTGTGTTCTGGGACAGCACCAAGGAGAATGGCTTGGGCGATATCAGCCTTAAGCAGATTGATATCCTTAAGATCTTCTGGGAACCAGGCATCACCAATCTGCAAGACAGCAGGAATCTGTTTATCTGTGAACTGGTTGATACGGATCTGCTTGACGAGCAATACCCAGAGCATAAAGACAAGATGAAAGCCGGTGGCAATATCGAGATTCCACAGTACCTGTACGATGACGAGGTAGATCTAAGCGGTAAGTCATTGGTGGTTGACTGGTACTACAAGGTGCATGATCAGTCAGGCAAGACTATCCTGCATTACTGCAAGTGGTGCAATGACGAAGTGCTGTATGCAAGTGAGAATGATCCGCAATATGCAGACCGTGGGTTCTACGACCACGGCGAATATCCGATTGTACTTGATGTTCTGTATCCAGAAAAAGGAACCCCTATAGGATTCGGATATGTAGCCGTGTGTAAGGACCCACAGCTCTACATCGATGAGCTATCCAGCAATCTGCTGCAGTCATCCATGATGGGAAGCAAGAAGCGGTTCTTCGTATCGTCCAGCACCAACGTCAACCCGGAGGACTTTGCCGACTGGAACAAGGACCTCGTCAGGGTAGAAGGGGAGCTGACTGATGCAAGGATCATGGAGATCCCAATCACACCACCAGCACCGATCTTCGCTAACATCCTTGAGATGAAGGTGGAAGAGATGAAAGAGACATCTTCCAACCGAGATGTGAATGCTGGCTCAACTGGCGGTCAGGTGCAGGCTGCTGCCGGTATAGCAGCCCTTCAGGAAGCCGGGAACAAGGTTGTGCGCTCTCAGCTGAGAACCACGTATAAAGCTTGCAGTGATATCTACAAACTCGTTATAGAGCTAATCAGACAGTTCTATGATACCACCAGAGCATTCCGTATCGTAGGCGCTAACGAGGGCGATTATGATTTTCTGGAGATGAATAACAGCCAGATAGTTGATCAGCCTGTCGGGATCTCTGCGGATGGTGAGATGCTATACCGCAGACCCGTGTTCGACCTCAAGGTGCAAGCGCAGAAGCGCAATCCATTCTCCACGATGGAAGCTAACCAAAGAGCCAGCGAACTGTATGGCATGGGATTCTTTAACCCGGACAGGGCGCAGGAGGCCATGGGCGCTCTGGAGATGATGGAGTTTGAAGGTATCGACAAGGTGCGAGATACAGTAAGACAAGGCAATACGCTGCAGAATATTGTCATACAGCAGAATCAGGTAATCCAACAGATGGCATCGTTGCTGGGGCTGCAGACCGGAGGACCGATGCAAGCACCACCAGAGGGTGGCGGCGGTGCACCGCAGATGAGCGGACCGCCATCAGGGATATCAGCTAACACACCAGCAGGGACACCAAGGACATCGTACATGGAGAGACTAGCTGCAAGAAGCAAGCCTAACATGGATGCAGAGAACCCAGAAGTAGATCCGACTAGACGATAGATATGACACAAGTCAAGGTGAACATAAGCAGTAATCACATAACATTCTCCTTTCTAAACCACGCAGATAGCAGCCGGGTGTGTACGGCTATATCCACTCTCGCATGCACACTTGCGAATGCAGTCGAGCATAACCCGGAAGCTGTATGCGTGTACCAGAAGATGGAACCTGGCTACACCAAGATTGAGTATATAGCCCAGGGCGATAGTGCTGCAGAAGATGCACGAGTGATCCTTATTGGTTTGCTGGCTCTGGAAGCAGACTATCCAGAGGACGTACGAGTAGAACAAAATATTTTATAAAGCATGCGGTTTGGGGGGAGACAGGTTCTCCCCTTTTACATAAAATTGACACATATAAAACAACGACCGGGCAACGTATCCCGTGATGGAGGCATCTATATGCATAATGATTTTAACTTTTTCCCTATGATCCTTGACTTATTCGAAGGCGAGGGTGGGGGAACATCGGGCGCAACAGCTCCTGCCGCCGGGGAGCAATCGGGCGATCTGTCCAAGGTAGTCTATGGCAAGCAGGAAGGCCAACCGCAAACCGAGACACCGGACACTACGCAGCAGAGTGACGCCGACTCAGTTGAGAACCGTGACAAGATGTATCGTGACTTAATCCAGGGCGAATACAAAGACCTGTATGATCAGGATGTGCAGAGAATCGTTAAGAACCGGCTCAAGGGATTTGACGAACTGAAGCAGACGAACTCACAGCAACAGGACATCATTGACAGGCTGGCAGCCAAGTACGGAGTGACTGACCTATCGGAGATAGCGGCTGCAATCGACAATGATACTGCAATGTGGGAAGCGGAGGCTGACAGAGCTGGTATGACTACTCAGCAGTACATGGACTACCAGGCTTTGCAAAGGCAGAACAATGCGCTGCTACGTCAGGAGTCTCTAAGGGCTGAACAGGCACAGAGAGAACAGCAGCTACAGCAGTGGATACAGGAAGGAGAAGCACTCAAGCAGACCTTCCCTAACTTCGACTTGAAAGCAGAGATGGAGAACCCTAACTTCTTCGCTATGCTGCAGAAGGGTATCCCAGTTGGAGATGCGTTCAAAGTGATGCACTTCGATGATATACAGAACTTCACGGCACAGACCGCAGCACAACAGGCAGAAGCGGCTGTGACCGCTAGTGTGAGGGCGAATGGTAAGCGCCCAGTGGAGAACGGCACGAGAACTCAGTCTTCGTTTACGGTCAAATCTGACGTATCAAAACTCAACAAAAATGACAGGGCTGAGATAGCAAGGCGAGTAGCCAGAGGAGAGACAATCACTTTCTAGTCCTGTCGGAAAGGACATAGAATGGCTAAATTTTTACACATGATCCTGGATCTTTTTGATCCGGTATACAACCAGACTAACAAGACCACAGATACCACTGCCACCACAGGCAATGATTTGTCGGTCGAGATGAAAACATACTACTCCGACTATCTGATCGATATGGCAGAGCCGGAGCTGGTACATGATCAGTGGGCACAGAAACGTCCGATTCCAAAGAACGGTGGTAAGACCATTGAATTCCGTAAGTTCGCACCTCTGCCGAAGGCGCTTACTCCGCTTTCCGAAGGTGTAACACCGCTGGGCCAGAAGCTGTCCGTCAGCAATCTGACAGCAACTGTGCAACAGTACGGTGGATTCATCGAGCTGTCTGACGTTCTCATGCTTACTGCAATCGACAACAACCTGGTAGAAGCTACCAAACTGCTCGGATCGCAGGCAGGACGCACCTCTGATACCATCACCAGAGATATCCTGCATACCGGCACTAACGTACTGTATGCGAACAACAAAGCAGCCAGATCTGCTCTGGTGCAGGGAACAGACAAGCTGACTGTTCGCGATATCCGGAAAGCAACACGGAAGCTGAAACTGCTCAACACTCCGATGATCGGCGGTTACTACATCGGCATCATTCATCCCGATCTGGCATTTGACTTGATGGATGACAATGACTGGAAGTATCCGCATCAGTATGTCGACACCAAGAACATCTACATGGGAGAACTTGGTGCTATCGCAGGAGTAAGATTCAGCGAAACGACTGAAGCAAAGGTAATCAAGGCAGAAGAACTGCCTGGAGCAACTGGTGGTGCTTACACCGTGGCAAGCTATTCCAGCAACGTAATCACGATTAGCGATGAGCTGACATCCGCTAATGCCACAGCATTGGTGGGTAAGACCATCAATGTCGGAACAGAGGCTTACACAGTGACAGCAGCTACCGCATACGTGGCAGGATCTCCGGCTACAGCGGCAACCATCACAATCAAAGAAACTCCTGGAACTGATCCGGCAACTAATGATAAGGTGTACGCAGGTAATGCCGGTAAAGGCGGAGCTAACGTATACGGCACTCTGATTCTTGGTGACCACGCTTATGGTGTTACCGACATCACCGGTGGTGGCCTGCAGCACATCGTGAAGCAGCTTGGTTCTTCCGGTACAGCTGATCCGCTGAACCAGAGAGCAACCGTAGGCTGGAAGCTGATGAAGACCGCAGCGATTCTTGTACAGGAGTACATGGTCCGTATCGAGTCTACGTCCAGCTTTGCTACCACAGAATCCAACTAACTAACACATCTAATCCCAGGGGCGGTAACGTCCCTGGGACATATCAAAGGAGATAATCCATGGCGACAAAAACAACTACGAAACCGAAGGACGAAACTGATTTTTGGAATCAGAAAGTAACCATTAGACTTCCTCTGAATCCTGGTAACCCGGATGATCAGACACAGTATGTATCTGTTGGAGATTACCGCGCACAGATTCAGAGAGGACTGGACGTGATAGTCCCAAGAAATGTCGCAAAGGTTATAGAGCAGTCAGAAGAAGCGGAACTGGAGGCGTACAAACGCCGCGCAGCTATGAGCCGTGAATACGAGCATGATGCTGCAAAGTATAGATAACAGGAGCTTGAGATGATCATACAGGGTGGCAATGAACCAATCAGAATAATCTTCGATGAACCTCCATCTAATGTATCACTGATCCTTGCAAACGAAATCTTGACATATAAGCATTGGGATGCTGGTGACTTTATCGTCAGCAATGATGGCAAGGAGTACGAAGCACCTATCGAGCAGTCAGAGTCAAGGAGCTGGGAAGAAGGACGATGCCAGCTCCAACTCAAGTGGATGGATGGTGAAGGAGTCGTTCAGTTCTATGTGAAGAGAGACTGGATCGTGCCGTGGGATGACCATACGATTCTTGTATAGGAGGTGCAGCCATGGGAGTAACCATTATCACAGGCAAGAGCAAGAAGCCTGACCAGATAATCGTACACGGTGGCGGCGCCTTCCCGGCTTACGAGGGTGAGACGGACATCACACCAAAGCCACATGAGGAAACGATCCTTGAAACAGAGGGCAAAAGAATGCGGTCAGATGTCATTGTGAGAGAGATCCCATATTTTAAGACGAGCAATGTGTCTGGATTAACCGTGTACATTGGAGGAACAATTTAATGGCTAATACTTATATTAACAAGGTGATCTATGGCGGCGAAACGCTGATAGACCTTACAGGTGATACAGTAGCTGCTGCGGATGTTCTCAGTGGTGTGACGTTCCATCTCCCAAGTGGTGAGCCAAAGACTGGTACATGTACCTATGATGCAGATACCACAGATGCAGATGCGCTGGCTGCAGAGATCCTGGCTACCAAGACCGCATACGTAGCCGGGTCCAAGACTACAGGCACTATGCCGAACCGTGGAGCCGTGACAGGCACTATATCAACCGTGGCTGGTACATACACGATTCAGAACGGCTATCATGACGGGTCCGGGTATGTGGCTATAGATGCGACAGAACAGGCAAAGATCATTGCCGAGAACATCAAGAAGGATGTGGTGATCCTTGGTGTAACAGGTACGCACGAAGGATCTACACCGGTTACTGCACAGACTAAGTCGGTAACACCAACCACCACAGCACAGACTATTGTGCCTGATACGGGCTACGATTATTTGTCACAAGTAAATGTAGCTGCGATCCCAGTTACTCGTGTAGACAACGCACAGGGCGGCGTCACCGTCACGATAGGATCAGCAGCATAGGAGCAAGATATGGAATGGACCAATCTGATTCCTTGGGGGATGACGCTTGCGACAGTGATCATAGCAATCATCACACTGTCACGTAATGGGCGCAAGGACCGCAAGGAAGAGTATGTAGAACAATCAAGCAAGATACATGAGATAGAGCAGTCGCTGATTAAGGTTAACGTGAAGCTTGATCAGCTCTGTGTAACCACGACAGAAACACGTTCTGACATCAAGGCTATGAACCAGGGGCTGCAGGAGATGGACAAGCGCGTCACCACAATGGAGAATGACATGAAGACCATGTGGATGCGTATCGATGAACTGAAGGAGAAAGTGGGGTTCTACCATGAAGGGCATTGATTTATGCTGTCAGCAGCATGACGTTAATTGGAAGCTTGTAAAACAGAGCAACGAAGTAGACTTTATTATTCCCCGTACTGGATGGGGAATTGATTGTGACGGAGATACCATTGATCCGAAGTTCCTTGAGTATGTAAGGGGAGCGCAGGCCAATGGTATATCTGTACCTGGGGTATATCACTTTATCTACGTCAACTGTATGGACGATGCAGTGAAGAACGCAATGTGCGCTGTCAATGCCGCGAAGACTGCCGGTCTTCCGAAGTCTGCCATTATTTGGTGCGATCAGGAAGAAGACACGGTGGTGCAGGCAGTGAAGCATGGCTTCAACTTAACCACCAAACTACAACGACAGGTGACGGATATCTTCTGCGACTACGTGAAGTCACAGGGATATAAGACAGGTGTATATCTCAATCAGGACTATATCAACAGAGTATACGGCAAAGACATACTGACAAAGTATGACATCTGGCTGGCTGATCTTGAAGGGGAACCGTACTGCGACTGTTTGTATCGTCAATACAACTGGTATGGGAGAATCAACGGCATACCGACTAACGTGGATCTGGATGAGTACATCGGGATACACACAGCACAGGAGAATAAGAACATGGACTAGTAGACAAGTTCTGCGATGAGCTGCAGAAGATGAGCGATCACTGCATACCTTACTACGATGAAGGACCGGGCGGTATTGGATGCAGCGAATACGTGAAACAGGCACTGCTCCGTGCAGGGATTATTAAACCGGGTGAGACTTTCTGGGCGGCACAGGGGAATCGTGGAGTGCTGGAAGACAGTACGAGATTCCAGAAGATTCCATGGGACCCACGAAACTTGAAAAGAGCCGATATAATGTACAGCCAGGGACACCACGTAGCCGTGTGGGACGGTAAGAACGGAGTTTGGGAAGGCGCACCGAAACAGGACCATGGAGTATGCGACAATGGCAGAACTGGTGTTGGACACAGAACGAACCACACATACAGAAACTGTGGTACAGGCACTACATCATGGAGCAACATCTACAGGATCATCGACCCGGATGATGTGAAGCATGACGCACAAGGAGAAATAAAGATGGACAGAGGATTTGTAGTAGATACACTTGCGACATACATGCCAACGATCAAGGAAGGATACAAGGGAGATCTGGCTAAGGCATTGCAGAAGATCATGGCTAAGTACGGATGGTATGCAGGCATTATCGATGGGGACGTAGGGCCGTATACTGTAGGCGGTATCAAGAAGCTGCAGACTGCGATTGGTACATACTCTGATGGGGAATTTGGACCTAAGAGCTGGAAGGCTCTCTTGAAGTAATGTGGATCTATTATAACCCAAATCCAGTACGGTCTGCACCAGTAGGGGATTGTTCTGTCAGGGCAATCTCCAAGGCACTTGATATAGATTGGGACACAGCACACGACCTTACTGCATACAACGCGAAAATGATGGGCGATATCCAGAACGCTAATGCAGTATGGGGCAGCGTGTTGAGACAGCATGGTTTCAGGCGGTACGGAATCCCAAACTATTGCCCGGACTGCTACACTGCGGAGGAATTCTGCCGTGATCATCCCAGAGGAATATACGTGTTAGGATTTGGAACGCACGTAGCCACAGCAGTAGATGGTGACTTGTATGACAGTTGGGATTCATCAAATGAAATTCCACAGTATTATTGGCACAAGGAGGAATAGATGTATAACCCATATCTGAATCAGTATCCTATTAACAATACTGCACCAATGTATAGCCAACCACAAACTAATGGACTTATATCTGTACGGTCTGTGCAGGAAGCAATGAACTATCCTGTAGCACCGGGGAACAGTGTTACGTTTAAGGATGAAGGGCAGCCATACGTCTACGTCAAGACTATGGGATTTAACCAGATGGAGCAGCCCACGTTCAAACGCTACAGGCTGGTAGAAGAAGAACTGAACACCATGCCATCAGTGGAAGCTAAACAGCCTGCACAATGGGTAAGCAAGACAGAGTTTGAAGAACTGCAACAGCAGGTAACGCTGCTTAGAGATGCGTTCAACGTGTTCACAGACAAGGAGGCAAAGGATGAGTAATATGTTTCAACAGTTCCAATTGTTCAAGCAGAACCCGATGCAGTGGCTGGCAAGTAAAGGAATGGACGTGCCGCAGAACATAGCCAACAACCCGGATGCTATTGCCCAATATCTTATGAATACCGGGAAGTTAACACAGCAACAGTACAACCAGGCAGCACAGATGGCAAATCAATTTAGGGGCCAGTTTAAGGGGAGATAAAAATGCCAAATAATAGTACAGTAAATAAGGTGATACTTGGTGATGAAACTCTTATAGACCTGACTGCCGATACTGCCACAGCCAATGATGTTGCGCTCGGAAAACTGTTTCATGCGGCGAATGGAGTGCTGCAGACGGGGGCGTTGGAAGTGCCAGAGGCTGGGTTGGTGTATGAGACTGGTCATTTTACTCTTTATTCAAATTTGAAAACAAAGAAAACAATAAATTTTACCAAAACACACAGCCAGCCTCCAGTAGTTGTATTTGGGAATATAACAACTTCTGAATCTAGCACCAAATCTACAACAATAGCTAGTACTTGGTACAGGTACAGAAACTTCACTCATGCCAGTAATGGATATTATTATAAGAATACTATAACTAATATTACCAGTGGTAATAAACTGGTATTTGTATCTACTAACAGTGATGTGCCAACAACTACAAATTTTAACATAGTTCCGTATAGTGCTGCTGATCCGTTAAATCAAGGAACATGGGAATGGCTGGCAATATGGGCGCCAAATGAATCATAAAAAGGAGACAATAAAATGTATATATTATTAGAAATCCAAGTAAACGAAAACAATCAAGTAGGCACGCTCATCACAACCTACGCAGATCTCCGACAAGCAGAATCCGCGTACTTCAACGTCATGGCTGCGGCGGCTCTTTCGCATCTGCCAGTGCACAGCGCAGTGCTATTGACCGAGAAAGGGCTTCGACTGAAAGGTGGCTGGTACACGCAGGACGATGAAGCGGCAACGCAAGAATAAGGTATAAGGCGAACAGCTTTATATAGAAACACTTTAACCGATCTCTCAGTAACATGAGAGAGACTGCTGACCGGCAATAGTTAGCCGGTAGAAAGGACAAACACTATGACAGCAGAAACAAACGGAACCCAGATGTATATGCCAGTAGCACCAGCATATGGCGGCGGCAATGGATTTGGCATGGGCGGTGACTGGGGCTCCTGGATCATCCTGTTTCTAATCTTCGGCATGTTCGGAGGCTGGGGCAATGGCAACGGCTGGGGAGGCAATGGAGATCTGTATCCGTGGATGAATCAGCAGAACCAGATGAATGATGGATTCAGAGATCAGATGATGAACACTCAGCTGAATGGCATTCAGACAAGCATTACGAATGGATTCGGGAATGCTGAAGTGTCTGCATGCAACAGAGCCATGAATGACCTGGAAAGATCCTTTGCATCTCAGACCGCAGTTACACAGGGCATGAATGCGCTGCAGAGCCAGTTCGCACAGTGCTGTTGTGATAACAGGGCGGCCATTGCTGATCTGAAATATACTGTAGCGCAGGAGGCGTGTGCTGATCGTGCCGCAGTAGGAAATGCGCTCCGTGATGTCCTTACGGCTAACACAGCATCAACACAGCGGATCTTAGACCAGATGTGCCAGGACAAGATTGATGCGAAGAATGAGAAGATTGCAGAGCTTCAGAACCAGCTCACAATGGCCCAGCTTGCCGCAAGCCAGAACGCGCAGACTGCTGCAATCATCGCAAACAATGAGGCACAGACCACAGCACTTGAGCAGTACCTTGCACCTGTTCCCAGACCGGCGTATGTAGTTCAGAATCCGAACTGCTGCGGAACAATGAACACCGGCTGCGGCTGTGGATCTTTCTAAGGAGGGCAAACTATGGCAGAGTATTTAGCAAATGCGGTCCAGACTGTAAATGTCGGAGATCCAATTATATTCACGGCTTCTATCCCTTGCAATAAAGGATATATCTATCACGAGGATGAGACAGGGATTTTTACTCTCCGTGGCATTGTGAACAACCCGTGTGCAAGATTTGCAAGATACCAGGTGACGTTCAATGGAAATATTGCAGTACCGACTGGCGGTACTGTAGGGCCAATCGCAGTGGCTATCGCTGTATCAGGCGAACCAAGACTGACCAGCAGAGCTATAGTCACACCGGCTGCAGTGGAAGAGTACAACAACGTCACATCAACGGCAATCATTACGGTTCCGGCAGGATGCTGCTTTAATATGTCAATTGAGGCAGTAAGTGCAGAACCGGGCGCAGCTACAACAGCAATCGAGGTACAGAATGCGAATCTTGTGATAACAAGAATTGCATAGAAGGGAGCACAACAATGCATAAACTATTAGATTATATCTGCAATGAACTGGAGGACATGGAACAGAAAGTAGCCAAGGGTGGACAGCTCTCCATGCAGGAATTGCAGATCGTAGACACGCTGGCACACGCCAAGAAGAATCTTCTGAAAGCACAGGAGATGGAGCAGCAGAGTTACCGAGGCGGTTCGTACTGGGGAGCGTATGACGATGGCCGATCTTACCGTAGAGGTGCGAGGCGTGACAGCATGGGCCGTTATGCATCAGATGGATACTCCAGAAGTGAGGAATCCGACAAGGGACATAACCGGATGATGCAGAGGCTGCAGGAGATCATGCATGACACACCAGACGAGAGAGAACGCAGAAAACTGGATGAACTGATATCCGAATATGGCGGTATGTGAATATAGATTCTGGCGCAGCCCGGTATAGTGGCTGCACCTTTTCATAGGAGATAACAATGAGAATTAACGAAGCAATCGACAGGGCTGACAGACTGCGGCCCAATGTGGTCAATTACTTTGATAAGAGGCTGTCACTCTATAGGCTGGAGATGGAATTAGCGGAGATGATGGAGCTAGAGGAAGTGCCAGAATGGGAAGATGCAGAAGGCGACTACGAACTGCTGGTCCCGGATCCGCACTCGGAGGTATATCCATTGCATCTTCTTGCATATATAGACCACGTTCAAGAGGAGACAGACTTGTATCAAATTGATATGATGACAGCAAATCAGGCACTCGCAGAAGTGAAAGCCTGGTGGAGACGAAACAACAAGCAACTAAAAGACATAAGATTCAGACGAGTATTCGTATAAGGAGACACACATGACTGAATATGCAGATCATTTTAAGATAGGGAATACTTTATACTATTTCAACGCACAGCAAGTAAATGGGCATACTGTGGAATCAAACGTACCGGCTAATGCCATGTTTGCAAGGTATGGCACAAGTTCAACCGCAGCGAGCACGACAGCAAAGACGGCATCTATTTCAGGCTTTTCGATTAGCCAGGGAGCATTAGTAGCAATTAAGTTTAGTTATAGCAACACAGCTTCGAATCCCACGCTCAATGTAAACAGCACAGGCGCAAAATATATCAAACGGTACGGCACAACTGCGGTAGGCACTGACGAAGCAACATCGTGGAAGCCTGGCGAGGTGGTCATCCTGATCTATGACGGCACATACTGGCAGATCGTAGGAAGGGATGAACAGGTAGAAGAAGAAGACTACACAGACACAGCAGGATATCATAATTCTGTATATAGGGGGAATTACATAGGCGCGTCCTATACATCCACACAAAAAACGGCAGTAAGTACTGGAACATTTGAAGATATGTTTATCGGAGATTACTGGACGATAAACGGTGTCAACTGGAGAATTGCTGCTTTTGATTACTGGATGGCAAAAGGCTCTGTGGCGACAAGCTATTGCAGCACACATCATGTAGTGATCGTGCCGGACACTGCACTTGTAACAAATGCAAAAATGAATAAAACCGACATCACCACAGGCGCGTATGTAGGATCAGATTTTTACAAGGGGACTAACAACAATACTGCAAGAGCAACCTGTATAACCGCAATCGAAAATGCTTTCGGGTCGGCAAGCATATTGGCACATAATACAGTACTGTGCAATACAATTGACGAGAATGGCAAGGACGCTTCCAGCAGCGTATACACATCTAAAGTCGAACTGATGAACTCTTCTATGCTTGGAGGCGGGACCCTGGAACACGGTGCAACGGAAAACCTTGGACAGCTTCCACTCTTTTTCTTAGCGCCACAGCATATTGCAATCGCCGGTAATGCTAACGGGTATTGGCTGCGAAACAGTTTTTCGCTTACAGATTTTGAAGCGATCACAACTGGTGGATTCATAACGTCATACGAGGCATCTTATCAGGGCGGAGCGCGTCCGGTTTTCGCAATTAAGTAAAGGAGTAAACATGGTTACAATCACATTTTTAGATGGCACTGAGATAACAGCAGAACAGAATAACACAAGCTTTATTGTAGACGAGCAGCCGGAATTTCCAACGGATCTTACAGAGGTTACTATTGAAGGGGCTGAAGGAACAAAGGTGCTGCATTATGTAGATTTGGTTGAGTGTGCCAGTGTGGATGGGAGATACTGGTTCACATTTCTGGAAGTGCCAAAGTCTGTGCGTATAGCACGAAAGATGCAGGCAGACCTTGAGTACATAGCAATGATGACAGACGTAGAACTGGAGGACGAGAATGCATAGCCCAAAATATGAGAAAGTAAAAGCATACTATGACCAGCATCTCTGGAGTATCGCCAGAGTGCGTAATGCAGTTGTGAAGGAATGGATCACAGCTGCAGAGTTTGAAGAGATAACAGGACAGCCATACGAGGATTAACCCATGTACCCAAGCTTTGGTAAGACTCAAGTAAAACATTATGACCGACAGGCGCTGCAGATGCAGGGCATCAACCTGACGGACAACTACGCAGATGGGCAGATGCAGTCATGCTACGGAATCAGCACAGCGCGGTTCCCATACATCACTACATCGCAGAAGCTGGTCCCCATTGAGACAGGCATCACCGAAGGATACCACGCGATCTCCATGTATACGTGGGACGAGAAGCTGTTCGTGGTATCCGATGAGCCTGCGGATGGTGGGGGATACAAGTGCTATTATGCTACGGAATACTGCGGCAATGTAACCACACTGGAGACGCCGAAGCAGTATGCTGTAGTGAATAGCAAACTGGTTATCTTCCCAGACAAAGTGATGTTCCAGAAGATAGATGACGGGATCACTGCTACATCCATGATCACTGCGACCATGCTCAAACGGATCAACACAGGTGAGATTACATACACGCATTCGGACGATGAAGATACACCACACGGAACACTGACGGTAGAATCCGACACCAACCTTGGGCTGTCTACAGGTGATGTGATATTCCTGGAAGGTCTGCATCATCCGCAGGCTGATGGCAGATACACAGTAGCTACATACAGCTATTCTGTCACGACTGCGGAGATCACCTTCGAAGAGAATTTCCCGTATTCCTACACTCAGAACGCGCAGGAAGAACAGCTGAAGATATACAACGATGGGCTGTACTGCCCGGACATGGACTATATCTGCTCACTGCATAACAGACTGTGGGGCTGTTCCAATAAGACCCGTATCGTGTATGCATCAGCACTAGGAGATCCTACAGACTTCTGGACCTTTGCCGGGGATGCGCTTGATGCATATCAGGTGGTGGTAGGAACCAGCGGAGAATTCACCGGCATGGTCCCGTTGAACAATAACGTATTGATCTTCAAGCAGCACTACATCCATAAGATGCTTGGCAGCTATCCAGCGGAGTATCAGCTGTACACGTATGACGTAGATGGTGCGTCAGACACCAATGGCCTGTCCGCTGTGAATGCTGATGGCAACGCGATCTACGTGACCGAGCATGGCATCGGTACATACTCAGGCGCGTCATCTGGCATCCTATCCAGAGAATTGGGCGAAGGGAATATGAATGGCGCTATTGGCATGTTCAATGGGGAATTGTATTACCTGTACTACAAGGATGACCAGGAAGAACCACATACCTATATCTATGACACACGCTACAACCTCTGGATAGAAGAAGACTATTCTGAGGTTATGGCATTTGCGCATTGCATGGACAAGGACTACGTGCTGTGTCGTGAGAACTATACAGACGCACCTATCAGCCTTGTAGACGATAACGGCAACACGATATGGGAATATGGAGCCAGCGCGCTGGAAGTAGTCGACACCAATAATGATACGGTATGGGACTCCAGCAGCGGAGATCCTGCGGAACTGTACGACATTAACAACAGATTGATATGGCCGCAAGGCTCATCCTACGGAACCATTTATCTGATCAATAGTGAAATGGAGTATGGCGATGGCTGGCCACTGGAACTGTCTGACAAGTTCGGCAACATCGTATGGTCAAGCAATGAGGAAGTGCCAGAGCTGACCGTTATCGACCAGAACAACACGGAAGTCTGGCGGTCCAACAGTGGTATATACGCAGAACTGTATGACGGTGATGGTGACCTGATATGGCCTCTGCATGAAGAGATACCAGGCATGACAGACAGAGCTGACTGGTACATCCTGTATAAGCCGTTCTTTGAGATGTTCAAGGGATCATGGGGAAGCGCGTCACACATCTTTGAGAAGAAGCGCTACACCGGCATCGCCATGCGTATGGAACTGCCGAAGGGTTCATGGATCAAGGCCGAAATCAGAACGGACGATGGCAGATGGCATCCGGTGGTGCGAAGACCGGGCATCCAGAATCGTGTGCTGGACTTCGTGATCAAGACTCCAAGAGTAGACAAGGTACAGCTCAGACTGTCAGGTCATGGGCCTATGACTATCCTTGGCATGGACCGCCAGTATACGATAGGAAGCAGGAGATAACCTATGGCTAACATCATACCGGACGAGATCCGTGATATAGACGGGACAGATATCCCATCCAAGATCCATACCATATACCACTACATCATCTACATGCGAGAGCAGATAGAGTTCTGGGGCAGCAACCGATCCAAAGAAATAGCTGCAACGGATGGCTGGAAAGAAGCTGTAAAGGGACTCAGTGACGCTCTCGACCAGTTAGAGAACACAGTAGGCACACTCAGCGATGACATCACAGCATTGCAGGAAGACGCAGAAGACATCCACGATGCGATTGATGCGCTGAATGAACTGCAAATATACGACACCTATAACCGCAAGATTTGGCCGCAGACATAAGGAGAGAGCCATGTATCAAGGAACATATTACTCCCAGATCAATAAGCGAATAAACGATCTGGCTAACAGCAAATACGATCCCAGGTACGATCAGCAGATACAAAACACTGCGAACCGTATCGAGAACTACGGTGATTACAACGGGACGTATACCAACTCACTGAACAACACA